TTATCACTAAACTGCACATACCCGCCAAGTTTAATTTTTCCTCCAATATTTAGCCAGTCTTTTTTTGCCCAGATGCCATCCATTTCTCCGGTGAATGTGAATTTCTGCTCCTCATTCTCAAATTTGTACTTGACCGCTTCACGGAACATATCCCAGCTCGCGCCGCTTTTTGTCGTATCATCGCAGATATATTCTTTTGGCATCATCATTCCGAAAACGGCGTACTTTTCGCCTACTTTTGGCTTAAAAATTTCATCCGGCATTGTACGTCCGTCTATTTCCTGCGGAACGATTTCAAAACGCTTATTAGCGTGAATGTATTTGACATCAAACTCTTTTCCGGAAAGCATGCCGGATTGGAAAATAATTGTCATTTTTTCACCTTCGATAAGGCAATTTTCAAAATTGAGATTTGCCGGAATGGAATTATCAATAATGTCGTAGAAATGCTTTTCGACATCAACAATGTTTACGGAACTGATCGTCCCGATACGGGAAGGATAAATATGCGAGCAATCCAGACTGTCTTCCGACTGTGATGATAGAGGCTTGTCGGAACACCGGAGTGAAAAACCATCTGCATCGGTAATATATTTTCTGCTTTTTCCTGCATTATACCCCGGTTGGTCGGAAAAATATTCACCATCATAACTTATTGTTTGGTTTTTCGGTAGTAATAATTCAGAACTTCCGTATTTGCTTACATCTATGTTTCGATCACCACCTTGCACAAAAAGAATTTCGACCGGTTTTTTATCGCCGTTAGTTCGTCCGATTCCAGACTTAAAGCCATTGCCACGCCCGTATGATAATAATAAAGGATTACTTTTATTATATTCGACTTTACAAAGATTGATTGTTTTGCCTGTAATTTCCCATTCGGTTTCAAAGGCTTCCGCAATCTGCGAAAGAGCGTCGGAGCAAAACGCATGGTTGTAAGATATAACTTTTTCGACTGCATCCGAATACTTACCGACAACCCATCCCGATTCACGCTGATTCAGGTTGTCAACAAGCATTTGCAAATGTTCTTTCGGTTTTGCCGTCAATGAAAATTTTAAGCGGCGTGTAGTTGTATCCTTAAACTTGTATTTACTGAGTTTAGCTTGCGCCGCTTCCATAATGAGTGTGTACTCGAAATTCCGCGTACCGTATTTTTTGAAATTTTCAGGACTTTCAAGCGTGTAGGTTTCCCCTTCAAAAACACAATATGCTCCAAGCGGAATCTCAATATGCTGTGACAATGAATAATATAGCGTCAAACTTTGTTCGCCTTTTATTGCACGATACCGGTAACTGTTATCATTTACCGCCAAATCAATTTGTGTATTATTGAAATATACTATCATTAATCCAACCTCCCATTGCTATTTTTTTGCCATAATTTTAATTTAAAATAGTCCACACCTCAAGAATTTTATTAAACTCTTCGTATGGTAAATTTCCATATCCGTCATTTCCATACGATTTTCCCCAAGAATTTTTTATGATAAGAGAACGCTCATCGAAACCAACAACGGCAACGGCGTGACCGCCCAACTTATCGTCGCCATCCCAAAAATCAGGTCGCCTGTCATCCCTTACGTAAAGTGCAATCAAAGCCGGTCCATTTACAATCAGTGAAGATTTTAAAACCGAAAGAGAGCCTATTTTAGCATAGTTCTTGATCAGATTATCGCTCTTTAGCATTTCAAACGCTTCTTTCGGGGACATTCCGTCTATTGATTTGTTCTCCCGCCTGTAATATAACGAATTATAAGTATATGGATATTTCAAACCTCTAATTTCATCAAAGTTTGTCATCATTTCATACACTGCGCACGAAACACAACATCCGATACTTCCCTGATTAACTACCGGAGCGTTGAATTTCACAAGGTAATCTTTCGGAAATTCTTGTTGAGACGCCTTAAATTCAAGTTCAGTCCCATCCAATTTACTTGCCACATAACCTAATGCCATCATCATTCTATCCTGTATTTAACTGTACTAAAACTATCCGAATCAATACTATCAATAGAAATAACAACAAACCTGTTATGAAACTTCACCGTAACAAATTTCTGGTAATAGATTTGCTTATTTTCCAATTGGTAGAAAACGTTTTGCCAATTTACCAATTCCGGTAAAGAATCTACCCTGACTATTGAATCCACTACTGCTTGAGAATTGTTACTAACAAACTTTTGATATTGTGTTTCAAAGCGATCGTTAGTAATACCTTGATTCTGTTTACTTACAGAACATCCGATAATAAACAGTATCCATAAAAAAATAACAACCTGTTTCATATTAATTCAATTAAGGTAATAAATAAACTCCTGAAAAAAATACAGTTCCTGTACCTCCCGACGATACCATTATATATATACTCGCGCCGGATTGAATATACCCATAAGCAACTCCATTATTTGATGATAACGCATACATACAAGTAATGGGAGTGGTCGCTCTCGGAGTTAATCCTGCGGGTAATCCTGTAACAGTAATAGCTGCTCCTGTAGAAATTGATGTCATCAGAAATGAGCCATATACATACGCTAATTTATCCCAATGCCACCAATAACCGGTTGCCTGAGTTATTGATGCTGTACTCGTAGGAGTCCATGATCCTGACACTATTGTACCACCTCCGCCTGAACTTATTGCATTTGCAACAAAAGCAGTCGTTGCAAGTTGAGTAGTCTTAGTTCCTGATGCAGCTGTTGGAGCTGCCGGAGTTCCTGTAAAAGTTGGACTTGCAAGATTTGCTTTCGTAGAAAATAAACTTGCAATATTATTCACAATCGTTTGAAATAAACTTCTCAATGTCAATGTACCGGCAGCTGCTTGAGTTGTGCTCGCAGATGGGGCTGTAATTGTGACAGGAATCGGTACGCTTAAATTTCCGCCGGCGTCTGGAATCGTACCGGTTGCGTTATCGTTCCCGCCAACTGTACGGTTTAATGCTCCTTGTTTAGCATTCCATGTTGTACGCTCTGTTGCGGTGATATGTACTGTCGTATTCCCTGTATGGGTAGTTAAATCGCTTGCATTTGCCTTATTCCCTATATTCGTTTCCACAGTTCCAAGACGATTAAACAAGTTTGCTAAATTGTCCAGTATCCTTTGAATAGCAACCCGCAACGAGTTTGTACCAGCCGCCAACTGTGTAGTGTTGCTTGCTCCGACTGTAGTTGTAACCGGTATGGGAATGGATAAATTTCCGCCGTTGTCAGCCACTGTTCCGGTTGCATTATCATTTCCGCCAACTGTTCTACCGTAATTAAGCGAAGTTATTAATTCCCCTGCTGTCGTTATATTATCACTTGTATTCGTTCTTGTAATAACAGATCTATCATGCAAAACAAAAGTACCACCCGTATCCACAAAAATAGCAACTGTATTTCCGGACGGTACTGTATTTGTCCCCTTTGTCAATACATGCGAAGCCGATTTGTTATGATAAGTCCCACCTGTTAATACTGCTATTGCATCAGCAAATCCATTTACCGTTACGGTTGCATAAACTGAAAGATCGCTCAATTGTCCTACATAAATTCCATACCCGGAATTAGCTGCGCTTCCGTCATTGAATCCATTTATGGTTAAAGTGCTATAAACTCTAACGATAGAGCCGATTGAAGCATAAAACCCATTTGCCGACAAAGTATTGGTATTAATTATCGTAGCTCCATAGAAAGTCGCTCTTGAATCCGTAACCGTAACCGTTCCATTAAAGACATTTACCGTACTGTTAAACCTACATGCTCCACAATAAGATACAGTAATAGCGCCGGCATTAATAAATCCGGATACTAAGACAGTTTCGTAAGAAAAAGTCAATGTGCCGGCTATATCAAACTGTGTAGCTATGCTTACATCAGAATTGTTTGCTAAGTTTAAACCTCCGGTAACTATTACAATCGGTTGTGCTGCATTGTATGTCGTACTTTCAGTTGCTATTTGAAGCCCGTTGCAATAGTTAATAGTAGTAGCCTGGATAACAGGGTTATAATATCCACACAATGCCCAATACTTATTCGATGCGTTTGTAGGCGCATTGCCTATCGTAGCTATTTTGCAGACAAATGTCAAATCTTGAGTACCATTATTCCATCTAACAAAATCGCCTACTGCATAATTAGTAATAGGGGTATATACAGACATTATGCCTGTTGTAATTTGCACAAATTTCCATACCGATGCTGTCACGCTTGGAGCTGTTCCCGTTCCCGCAGTTACCCGCTCATAAGCATATCCGTTATAAGTTACTCGATCGCCAACGGCATAAGCGGTTGTTGCTACGTATGCAGCCGGCGCTGCCGTCTTGAATTTATTGATATAAAGCAGCAATCTACCGGTATGGGAAGCAAGCGCCAACGCTTGTGCTACCGTTTTTACAGATGATGCTCTTGCTGCTCCTATATCACCATCGTTTCCATCTTCCGTTGCTACATAAATAGTTCTTGTTTTTGTCAAGTTGGTACTGAACATCTGGGTAGTAGAAACTTTGATATAGGATGTTTCGTTTCCGGTTGGCAATGCAGTTTTATGAGCGATGCTTGTAACCCTGTTCAATAGAGCAACTGCGCTAAATGCTGCTGCCGTAGTAACGGAGGTTGATGTTTTCAGCGTTACTTCACAATCAGCCCTGACATACCGGTAATTGTGCGGAAAGAAGAAAGCCCAAGTGTTATCGGTATCAAGAAAAGCGGCTACAGCCCCAATACCCGTACCTTTGTTCAGTTGCTGTAAAGAACTTGCGGTTATAGTAGCGCCATTAATTGAAGCTGTTACTTCACAATCTATTATTCCAAGCGTGGTATAGTTTCCGCCGGTAAATCTGATTTTTAATTGTCCGATTTCGGTATTTTTAATGTCGGTTTTGACTAAATGACCGACTGTGCCGGAAGTAACGGAAAAAAGGGAAGCAAGGATATTTGCAGGTGGCAATGGATGACTGTGATCAGAGCGGGCAAAAGTAAGAGCCAAGCCGTGAGCAATCGCTTGTCCAAAACTTGCCGTAGCAACTCCCAAATCAGCTCCAACGGGTTGTGAAATAGCTGCCGGAAGCGTTAAGGTTTTTGTGTTAACTTCTGTTACTCTACCTTTAGTATCAGTGGTAAGAATATCAACAATACTAAACGATCCCCCCGTACTGAGATTTCCATTGCTTGTGGTATTTTTTCTTGAAACAGCCACAAGTGTTGGATTTGGATAAGTTCCTGCTAAATCTCCACCTGCCGAGCCGTTCGGCGGTAACGCCGCAGGAATAACACCAGACGCCAAATCCGTTGCTGGAATGCCGGCTGTGGGTTTGGTATATTTTGAAACAACTACATTGGCAACTTGCCGCATCTTTGCCCATATAGCTTGCATTAAAGATTGTACAGAAGTTGATGTTATAGACGGAGTTGTAACATCTATTCCTGTTCCGGTATCGGCTGTTAAAGCGGCGTTAGCTGGAGCTGCACCTACATCCGCCGCAGATAAGTTTACTACTCCTATTTTATTATTTACAGAAACAACCGCATCTGTATTTATCAATTTACCCCATCCGGAAGCAGTCGCAGTAAGCCAATCGCCAGCCAAAAAAGATATTCCTGCAAATGTGCCTGAGGTGGTTACTTTATAATAAATATCCTGATTTGCAATATAACCTGTTATGGCTGTGGTATTATTTGTTAAAATAATAGTCGCCGCCGTAGTTCCTAATTTACTCTTTCCGTTTTGAGTTAAAGTGGCAACAGCTGTTGAAGGCACAAAATCACCGCCATGTATCATACCACCGACAATAAAATCCGGTAATTGTATTATTAGAATTTTTGCATTCGCATCAAGTGAGGCATACCCATTAGCAGTTCCTTTATTTGCTGTATCTTCTTTTGTATTCCATTTTGCGGAAGATGCAATTCTTGCATCGGCAAATGTTCCGGAAGTAATTTTTGCTGCATCTAAGTTTGGCACATCGGCGGCTGCTAAGTCTTCTCCTTTTGTTACCAATCCTTTACTGTCGTATGTTATTTTTGCTTTAGTTGCAGCTGTTATTGCAGCATTAGCAGCCACTCTCGAAGTATCCGACGGATGAACATGATTACCGGCTGCATATCCGCTGTCCGATCCTATTGCAGCCACTCCATCCATTAACGGAGTTGTGGTTGTTTTTGCGTTTGCGGTCGCAGAGTCCGCAACTTTACTTAATTTAGTCTTTTCGGCTGTTGTATAATCGTTTGTTGAGAAACCGGCATTTGTACCATTACCTAATCCGTGTTGTGTTGTACCTACTGATCCAATGTGTGTATAAGGCGCTTGCCTTTCATTGTCCACATTCCCAAGATTTACATCCGCTTTTTGTCCAAACCGTGCAGCTCCGTTTGTTGCACCGAGTAAGGCAACACCTTTTTGGGTGGCGGTTGCGTCTGGAATGTTTACCTTTTTGTTTACAATCATCAAATCGTTACCAGCCAACTGTACGCCTTCCAAAACATTTACTTGAGCCCCAGCAGCTACATTCGCCAACTTGTTCTTTTCCGAAGTGGTATAGTCATTCGTTGAAAAGCCCGCAGAAGTACCATCTCCCAAACCATGTTGAGCTGTTCCTTTCGAGCCGATGTGATTAACGATAAAGTCTAAACCGATTTTCACACTTTTATTTAAACTGTCAACCCCTATGGTGAATAGCCCTTTGATGGGTTTTGCTTCAAGCAATTCGCTTATTTTTATTTTTCTAATCGCCATAATATAAATCTATTGTATAATTATCTTGCTCTGTTGTCACAAATATTTCATCCTCTGTTGATAAAAGGTCGCCCACTTCATCAACACGAAAGGATGTGAATACTAAAATAAGGCTGAATTGAAACCATATTTTTTCTATCGGCGTGAATTTCTCCACTGTACAATTGTTATAATAGCATGGATATTCAAATATGCTAAAATCAAGATACAGATTTCGTTCTTCCGGACGTGTTAAATCGAAAATCAGCGCATTGTAATTACGCCAAAATTCTGTGAGCGTTTTAGCCCGCATAAGACAGTTTAATTTCACCTCTTTTGTTTGAAAAACAACTGTTTCTCCGTCGTAGATAACCCCGCTTTTGTTATTTATGTTTTGCAAAAGATTTTTTTTAGTTGCCGGCGATTTTTGTATTTCCGTATCAGTCCCTTGCAAAATATATAGCCCGTATTCGGATAAGTCCTTTCCATCAAGTATGTACCCTTGTTGTTGGAAAAGGCTTGATTGCGGTGGAACATACATATAACCGGATAAAGGAAAATCATCGGCAAACCGCAATGTGAAAGTTCCAAGCATTGGTTTTTTATTCATGTCTGATTGAGAAACAAGGCGCAACCGGTATGTTTTCCCTAAATCAAGGAAATTAAAATCATGGTATGCGTCATCCGATAATAATCCAAAGAAATCCGAAAACAGATTATCATCTCCGCAAAAAGCAAATTTTATAGATAACTCACGAGTGTCTAAGGCGGGGTCCGACAAATCAAACTCCTCTCCGTCTTCTTCCAGCCAATTGTTGCTATCGACTGACTTAAGCGGGGGAAAGGCGATTAAATCCTTATACCCGCTTTCTGTTATAAAAACACGATATAAGGAATAAACATCCAAGCCGTCTATATGTAAATTACCTGTCATTTCCTTATGTTCACGCCTTTTAAATTAATATCGTCTATTCCGCATTTCACAGCCCGCATATCATTCCCGATACCTTCCAATCGTTCGCAATACTTTGTATTGTTTTCGATTCCTGCCAAATGATTCAAAATACGCTCCGAATTAGCGGTTAATATGCTCATTCCGTTTTTTATGTCGCTTGCTATAATATTCGATTCAATATTGGCGGTTACAATTACTTTCAAATTTTCGTTCATCTCAAACGTATGCGCTTGGATTGATGTGAATCGACCGTTTAATTCATTTGCTGAATCCTGTGACATACTTTCAAATCCTTTTGCTGATGCTTTACGTTCCGATGCGTCGTCCGGTTTCCACATATCAAAACCGCGTTCTCCGGCTCGTTTTTTTATTGCATCTAACAAAGCGATATAATAATCGTCTAAACGATCCATATTGTCCATTAATCGGTCGTAACCATCGACAACTCCATTAATTCCATCTCCGGTATCTGGATTTAACGAATCAACCAAATCTTGTTGAAACTGTTTGAATACATCTGAAAAAATAGTTGAGTAAAGCAAATCTTCAACAAATCCTTCTAATGATTTTGAAGCGGCATCGAACATATTTTTACTCGCATCTTCGCCGGCTTTCCAAGCATCAATAATTGATTTTTTCAAATTGTTTCCCAAATCGCCCGCTAAATCTGTGACTATTTCTTTGATTTGTTTGTTCGCTTCTTCGACGGCATCCGCCCAGTCAAGTGCATTTTGAATGAGTTGCTTGGTTTTTTCGTCAACCTGATCGGTATTGATTAAGGTTTGTGCAAGTTCTTTATTCAAATTGCCGGCGCTGTCTACCAGTTCGGGGAACACGTCCAATAATCCAGAAGTAACATCTTTTTTCTTTTTACTTCCAAACAAACCAACAAAAAAGCCGCCAATCGCACCTACAACAGCTCCAATCGCTGTTCCGATGACCGGAACAATCATAGAGCCTATCGCTGCCCCGACCGCAGCCCCTTGCCCTGTCGCTTTCCATGTAGCACCCCAATCAATAGCATTCCGCAAGTCCACCTTTGCCTTTCCTTCCGACAGTTTTCCGAGCGCTTCCTGATAATTCTTTGTGGCGTCGGTTAGAGCGTTGAAGCCATCGTTAATTTTTCCGGCATAATCGGTAAGAAATCCGGATCCGGAAATTTCACTTTGTGTCCGTAATTGCTCGTTAAGAGCAAGTGTATATTCATGAGCAAGCGCTATTTGGTTTTTATAAAATTCCTGTTCAACCTGTTTCCGTTTAGCGGATGCGGAAGAAACCATGTTGATAATATCGACGATTCCGGATATGGCAGCACTTACCTGATCAGTCGTCGAAGCGGTATCGCTAAATGCAACTTTAATATTATCGATCGAGCTGCTTATACTGGAAAATACATCGCCTAATTCACCCCCTAAACCCCCAAGTGAATTTGTTACTTTCTGCAAACCGGATAGCATTTCTTGTAGCTTTTGGGTTGGAATTTTTTCTAATGACTGGTTGAGTTCGTCTATCTGTAATTTAACCTCCTTGATTTTATTTTTGAGCTCCTCATTTAAAGGCGAATTAGCAAGTTCGTTCTCAAGTTCATTAAGTGTATCCTTTGCCGCTTGTTTCTGAATTTCAAGTATTTTCTTTTGATAATCTGCTTCCCATAGATAAGTGTTTTTTGATAATTCTGTTTTTTTAAGAGCGATATTCTTATCAAACTCAATCATCTTTATCCGATTCTCGCTATAAGTATTGGCTATTTCTTTATCCCGATTTTCTTCCAATGCTTTTATTAATGCAGCATTACCCTGAGCTGCTTTTATTTGGTCTGCATAGTTTTTCCGTATCTCATAAAGTTGTTCCGTAAGAGCAGAAGCCAAACGCATACTTTCTTCCTCTAAAGCACGTATTGAATCCTTTTTTATTTCTTCAATTCCTTTGTTATATGTTGCTCTTGCCGCTTTTGTCATTTGCTCGGATTGTTTTTTCACATCTTCCGGCAATTGTTCGACAGATATGGTTGCGGGCTTGAATGTTCCGACACTTCCATTCTTTTTCCATTGCTCCTCTTCGATTTTTTGCTGTTCTTTTAATTTATCTTGTTCAAATTCTTTAACAGCTTGCAGTTCTTTATCTTGATTTAGTATTAATTGCCTATATCTCTTATCATAGCTTTCATCCATAAGATCTGTTTCCCGTTGGCGCATATCAAGATTGAAACGTTCGCGCTCTAATGCCATCTGTTGTTCAATTTCAGTTAATCGTTTTTCTGCGTCTAACCTTTTTTGCAATTCATTGTTATACTTATCTCCTGTCTTAGGTTTATTATACTTTTCTATTTCCTGTTGTGCTTTAGCAATTTCGTTGGTATATTTATTCCACTCTTCCGAATTCTTTTTAGAAACATCCAAAGCGCTTCTGGCATTTTCTGCTGTTGTTTTCTTTTCTTCCCAATATGATTTATTTTTAACTCGTTCAGGTTCATTTTTCCCTTCTAAACTGTTAATTCTTCCTTTTATTTCATCAATTTTTTTACCGACAAATTCAAGCCGTCCAATATTCATTGCTGTTTCCAAATTAATGCCACCCCATTTATTTTTGACGTCATCGGATTTTTGTAATATAGCATCCAATTCGGATTGTTCATTTTTAAGTTTTTCCAACTCTATATTATAATATGCAAGTTTTTCTTCTGCGGGTTTTGCATTAAATTCTGCTTCAATTTTTGTCCTGTTTATTTCGTCAATATGTTCTTTAGCGACCTTTAAATCTTCATTCGCTTGTTCCAATTGCTTAGAAAACGAATAAACCGCCCCCCTGTTACCAAATTGTCCAGACGGCATATTTTTTAACCGTTCTACTTTTTGCAAAGCATCATCGTACATTTTATTAGCAGATTCAACTTCGCGGTTATCCATCACAACATTAATTCGGCTTTGAATTTCAGCAGGAGATAGTTTCTTAAGTTCTTCCATGGTCATTCCTTTGAAAACTTCCGGTATCTCCTTTTGCAGCTCTTTCCATGCCTGAGTTTGCGCGTAAACTGTTTGAGTTTCGTCTTTTATTTTGTTTATCAATTCATTGGTTTTGGATATTAAAGCATCTTTTTTTTCTTTTGCCTTTTCCAATGCCTCATTATGTTTTCGTTGGGCAGCTTCTGCGGCTGTTTCGGCTGTTACAAGTTTATATACAACATAAATAAGTCCTGCGATGGCTGCCGCTACAAGAACATAGATATTAGACATCATAACTGCGTTTAGCCGCGCAGTGACAGCTGTCAATTTTGTTTTAGCAATGGAAAGAATATTATGTGCAGTTGCATTAGCTGTTTCTGATGCCGTATTTATATTTGTTGTCATCGTTTCAACAGCTGTAGATGTTGATTTAACTTTGCTTTGTGCCGACGACCGTGCTTTAGAAGCATTATTCATTTCTATCGCTACTGTGTCTTTTTGCTTAGCAAGTGTAGATAATTCTTCCTGTAACGCTTCTGTCTTTTTTGCATCGCCAGATAATTTTGACTGTACTAACTCGGTTTGCTTGGCTGAAATAGAATTTTTTATAGCTATTGATTTTTCTAACGCTGCTTTACGGGAAGCGGTTGCCGCCTCAAGTTCTGTAACGGCAATAGCTTGATTGGACTTCAACTCATCCAATTGAGCATATACTTTAGCCTTGATAGCAATAAGTTCTTCGGCTTTTGCTTGCGTCAATTTTCCGCTCGCAACGGCTGCTTCTATATCGGCAAATTTTGACTGTTCTTTCAGCGGAAGAAGTTTAGACAATTCCGCTATTTCAGTTGCATATTGCGTACCTGTAGCAACTTTTTGAGCGGAAATAACTGCCCATAGCGCCGCTCTGTACACTCCGTATGTGGCTGCTAATTCAAGAACTGTTTTCCCTACCTGCTCATAGTTTTTAACAAGTTTATCTGCGATGTCGATAGCGCCTTTCATGGTGCCTTCCGATTTCTGCCCAATCTCGTTGAACATGATTGAAATGTCATCTTGCAATTGGCCAAAACTTGCCGAGAGATTGTTCATCTGTTCATTCATCAAACCATGAAACATACCGCCTTCGCTTGTAAGTTTGTTCAAAACCATTTCGAGGTGTTCAAACTTAATAGCTGAGCTATCAACCTGAACGCCCATCTGTTTGAGGACGTCAGTAATAACAACGCCTTTTGTCGCCCAGCTTTGAAGCCCCATAGCGTCAATCTTTCCGACGTTTTTAGCTTTGTTGTATAAATCTACAAATTCAGATAATGGCTCTTTTGTTCCAGCAGCTATATTGGATAGTTTGTCAAGGATTGGAATAATGGAATTAACGTCATTTCCGAAAGCGAGCAGCTTGGCGCTTTCTTTTGTTAAGTCTGAAAACTCAAACATATTGTACCAAGCGTAATCCTGCAATTTTTTCATAAAGTCGGAGGCTTTCTCTGCGGAACCAAGAAAAACACGCATTGAACTTTCTGTGTCCTGAAATTCAGAACGTACTTGAAACATTTTTTGAACAAATCCGGAAACACTTATGCTTGCCAATGATAGCCCTATACCTGCGGCTGCCTTCTTAAACGCATTGTCGATTCGCGACCCCTCTGTTACCGCCGTATCCCCGATACTCTTTAGTGCATCAATGGATTTCTGAGCGTCCGCTTGCAGTTGTTTGTTGTCAATCCTCGCTTCATACCATATTTTACCGCTATCATTTTCCATTCTTTAACCGCCTAATATTTTTGATACTTTTTCCCTGTTTTTTGGATCATCTGCGTTTATCACTTCTTCATTCTTTTTCCCACTTTCTGCATCCAAGTCGTAACTCGGTATAACGGCGTTGTACATAATCAGATTGGCATAGCTCATTTCGTAAAGGACATAATCGGGCGTTAAATGGTATTCGGTTGCAATAGCCGCTATTTTTGCCCAGATGCTGTCGCTTCTTCTTTCGTCTTCTTCAACTGATTGATGTCTCTGAGGAAAATAGAAATTCCGAAAAAAAAATCTACTTGCAACATCCTTAATATCTCAAGAATCAAATTGTTTAATTCTTCCGGCGTGAGCGTATTCAATAGCTCTTTTGCCAACCGCTTTTGATTGTCAACCGTTCTCCGGAACAACCACAGATATTTTTTCTCTGTCACAAGATTTTTCTTTCCAAGTATCAATATCGCTACTATATCGCCAAAACATTCGCAATCTTTCGCCGTTGCCAGCACTTCCATTATCATGGCTCCATCGCTCGCCACTTTAATTTCAGGAATCTGTGAAATGTACTTTGAAACTTCAATCAGTGTCGCTACGCATGGCGGCGCCACTGTATATTCTTTTCCATTCACAGCGATTTTCTGTGGATTCTGCAATATTGTATCGCAAGTTAATTTCTCTATCGTATCTATCATAAAAAATACGGTTTAACCTCCAACCGCAAAGGACATAGTTTACGTTGTAGCGAAGTACGCCTTCAGAATTTTGCCCGTTTTCGGAATTAATCCGCTAAAAGTGTACTTCCAACGCTTTCCGTCGGCGCTTGTCCAAGTTTCTACGCATGATACACTCGTTTTATCCATAATGAAACCTTCGTTTTTCGGATCTTCCGGAGTGAGGCGAACGGCATAGCTGTCCAAAACAATTCCATCTTCATCTTCGATCGGCTTTTCATCGCCTGTCTTTACGAATAATTCACACTCAAACGAGTACTTGTTTTTTTCAACCCGTACATCCACAATCCCGCCGCCTTCGGCGATTGCTTCTGTTTTGCTTCCCTGCTCAGTGGTGAGCTTTGCCGTGTCTTTAACTATTTCAGGAAACTCTATCCAATCTGTCGGCGCTGCGTCGCTAACGCCCAGCTTCCCTGCTTCTAATTTTTTGGGTTTTCCCCATGCTAATACTGACATAATTTTATGTTTTTAAAATGTTGGTAATCTAAATTTTAATCTAATTGATACGAAATGTTGGTTTATTTCCGCCTCTTCCTCTGTGTATATGGTTTGCGCTTTGCGGAACATATAATCTGAATTTTCGGCAGTAAGGGATTCTATCCATTCGTTGGCGGTTGTTTCAATTTCAATGCAACGTCTAATATCACGTACCATAACGCCATTATTGAAAGCGTCAATATCCGGAACGTAAATATTGATAACTACTGTTCCTGATTGAATTTGACCATCATAGCCGGTAACAAACTTTACGATAGCATCCTCTTTTTTGGAATCGCGCGGGCGTGTTCCGAATTTATAAACCCCGCCGTTAATTAATGATGCCAGCGGACTGTTTTTTACCAATCCGAAAACATAATCTTCTATTTGTTGCCCTGTTTGTGTCATTTTACCGTAAATCCGAGTTGTTTCATTATTTGAGGTACAAGTCTATCCGCTAAATCTTCAGCGCTATCCAATACATCATAACCTTTTGCCGAAACATAGCCGGAGTAATTCATCCCAGCAACAACTATCAGGCATATCCCTTCCGGGAATTTACTGACAAGCTGCTTTGCGAATGTTTCGCCGTCTTTTGCACCTTGCGCTCCCTGTTTTACTTGCTGAAAACTACTTTGTTGAATGATTCTTCCATCCTGTATAATCACATAACCGGTAGAGCTTCGCAGGTTGCCTGTTTGGTCTTTGTAACTTCCACCTGTTCTTGCCTCGTTCACACAGGCTTCTCCAATGGCTGAAAGATTGTAAATTATTGCCTTCTCCCTACGTTTTACCTGTTCCTGCAAATAGTCCTGAATTTCCTGCATCGACGTCAGTCGCTTGATTGGCATAATTCAAACAAAAATTTTAATAGTCGCATGCGTTTCTAAATATTCAGACCACAAAACAGAATGTTCGCCTAAATCGCGTCCGTGCTGCGTTAATTTCACAATCCCATCCTCAAAAGGTTGTTCGTCAATTAAAATCACATACGAGGCGACAGTAAACGTATTTCCGTTTTGCTTTCCAAGATTACTCTTACTATTAACCTTGATATGACACGGTATAGGTTCGCCAAAGGTATCAGACATCTGAATGGGGTTTCCGTTTTCATCAATCCCGTCGCCTTCATTTATCTTTACCATTAATGTGCCATTCTCTTTGTTCATAATATTAATAATCCTCAATATAGGTTACGGTATCTTCTTTGACAAACTCAGAACTATCCAATCCGATTTCGTTGCATAATGATTTGATGTGATTTTCTGCACCTTCTTTGTTAAAGGATGTTGACATTCCCCCTTCTGCTACATTGTTCAATGAAAGCATCTGCGAAAGAATATCTATAACGATTCTTGTAACAACAGTTTCGTCTGATACATCATTGGTCGCTCTGATTTTATACTTTTCGCACTTTCGTTCGATAAGTTTTTTTCTCACCGGATATGGACGTAAATCTTCAAGAATAGCTTCTAAATTCGTCATCAGGCTTCTTTTTGAGTTACGTCAAAAATCAGTAAATCATTCTTTCCTGTGAATGCAGGAAAAGCAAACATTTCATAAGCAACATAACGCCCTTTCTCATTTCTCCATTGAGAAATAAGGTTATCGACATAAGAAGTATAAACCTTGTTAGGAACAGGGTCTATGCTTTCAAGGGCGTCAGACACTTTGAGGACGGCAACACGTTCGGCGCATACAGCAGTAATTCTGCCATCTTTAAATAAACTGAACGATTGGCCATCGGCGGTAAATCCTCTCTCATCAACAACCTCAAACGGCGCAAATCCGGTACCATTGATTGCTGCCAAATATTCGTTGATGGTGTTTAATCCAATACCGGGCGTTGTTTCGGTTTTCCATTTACCGGGAGTTAATCCAATAAGATTTTTGAACTGACTACACTGACAGATTAATGCCGCAGTAGCCTTGCTTATCCGATGTTTAATTATTCTTTTCCCTGCTTTATCAGCTGTTTCTTCAATGAATTTGAGAACAGCCAAAACATCTATAGTAGCGAGTGTGGAAGTATTCCAAACAACGTGATTAGCAGGTAAAAGATTCTTTTTTATAATCTCGATCGGTTTGGACCATACAATACCGCCTTCATTGTTTGTTTTTGTCAGCGTTACTTTACCATCCGAAAATACCTCAAGATATTGAGCCCAAATACGGCGATGCGGAGCAATCGCAGCCAATTCATACGGATTGAATAAATATTTAACAATACGTGAGAACTGCGACTTTTTTTGTTCTTCTGTCAGGTTTACTGAATTTTGACGAAAGCGGTTCTCCATGTAGTAAAATTGTTTCAATCTGTCATTAGGAATTTGCCACTCATCTCCCATACGCGCCAATGTGCCGGATATTTCTCCGATAGACGGCATATCTCTTTTCACTCGGTCGGAGTTTGTATCAATTACCGTTCCAAGCATTGCAGCCGCATAATTAGCGGTTGCAGCCTGCCAATTATTAGACGCTTCATATTCAACGTCCATTTCAGCATCCCAACCTATTTTGTATGTGGACGCTTTCATGTTTTCATTTACGAAAGCGCTAAAATTTTTAGGATTCTGAATCCTTTCCAAAATACTTTTTTCCATTTATTTTTATTTTTTGAGGATTTGACAAAATTTCAAAGACGAAATAATTTCGTTTGTAACAGGAAACGGCAGTCTTTCTGAAACTACGCCATGAACGCCATAGACGACAGTAACGCTTGGTTCTGCATCAATCTGAACATCAGTATAGTTAAATCCGTCTGGATTAGCCGGCTTACCGGACACGAATGATTGGAGGATTGAATCGGCAGCAAGCGCACCAAGAGAATTTGCTGTTATATCAAAACTGTCGTAATCGGCATTTGATTTGTCTATATCGCCAATTGTAACGCTTTTTGTTCCAACGCCAATAACATCTCCATTTTTGAGCAATCGGTTCTTTTTTACTTTTACCTCAGTAGAAGCCGCTGTAATAGCCTCGAATAACGAAACTGTCTTAACAGCAGTGGCTTTTCTTTCTTCCAAATCAACCTTTAGAAATGTAGCTTTTGGTAAAACTTTCAAATCGTCCGGTAGATTGGATTTGTCAAGCAAAAAACCGCCATCGTAAACCTGAACAGTCGACACATCCCAAATATGCGTATAACTGTTTCCTTTTTGTGGAGCTTCTTTAAATTCCATAATTATTTTTTATTTTGTTCAACACTATTTACGCCTCTCATAAGTTCGGCGAAATCTTCTTCTTCTGATTTTGACGTCCCTCCTCTTCCGGGCTTTGTAAGACCGCCAAGTCCGATGTTTGCGTTTTCCTGATCTATTTCTAAGATAGATGTTTTCTTTTCTTCTAAATAGGAATTAAAATCTTCATCATCTTTGAATGTAGGAACGAGGCGTTTGAAAGTTGACAATTCGGATGCTTTTTGTTTTTCCGGCAAGTCTTTAACTATACCTTCAAAATCGGCAATCCGTTTTGCTGAAACTCTTTCGCTGTCGAGAGCTGCAAATTTGGCATCCTGCTGTTCACGGTATGTTTTGAACCATTTAGGTTCTTCATCCGGTCCGCCGCCGCCTTTTTCTTTTGCTTTTTTTGCAGCTTCTTCTTCCTCCGCTTTTTTACGGGCTTCTTCTTCGCGTTCTTTTTTGGATTTCTCCTCCTTCGCGTTTACAATGCGTGTAACCGCTTTTTGAGACATCTGTAGGAAAGGTAATGCAGAATCAATCGCTTGGTTAATCTGCTCATCTGTTGCATCTTCTTTCAGGTTTCGTGCGATGTTTTCGGCGACACCCTCCAGTTCTTCGGTAGTGAACCCCAATGATGCAGTTTTGGGTTTCAACAAAGACAAGACTTTTGTTTTCATTCTTATTAGCGTTTTTTGATTTGTAATATGGCTCTGGGCTATCACACCGACAGAGCCACATACCAAAAACCGCATGGAAACACTTGTGGCATGATTAGCAGTACAAGCTACTGCAAAAGTACAAATAATGATTGTAATGCAA